CGGAGCCTATCATGCACTTTCGACCGTTGATGAGATGAAGCGTTGCTTGGCATCAAACTATCCGTTCCTTCTTGGCTTCGCGGTGCATCAGAGTTTTGAGGAGATCGGTTCGGACGGTATAGCTCCTCCTCCTTCGGGGACTATTATCGGTGGGCACGAGGTACTTGTTATTGGCTATGACGACACTACCTCGCGCTTCAAAGTTCGTAACTCGTGGGGAGCGGGTTGGGGAGCTTCGGGCAACTTCTTCATCGGCTACGGCGATCTACTCGATGTGATGGACGAAGCTTGGATTCAGCATTTTGGGAAGCCTTGGTGATACGACTTTTAATAATCGCAACGCTCGTTGCCCAACCGCTCGTAGCGAGGCCTATCGACGAGTTGCGTCGGTTGCAGGATCGAGGCTTCTCTTGGCAGGTTTATATCAGCTCGCGCAACGACGAGCCGATTGTATGCGTTTTGCTTTCGAAGCAAGGCAAGAATACCGAAGGTTGCGCCGATTCTATTAGTAGGGCAATCGTAGTCGCAGAGCGAAAGTTGCGAAGCAATGGCTGAGGATCTCATTCGCGCGAAGCTTTCTAAGGAGAAGCGTGGTGATTTATCACGTTATCTCAAGCGACGTGTTCTGGGTCTGAAAGACTCGATGCGCGAGCTTTTTGAGGAGAAAGTTGTCAAATGGTGTATGGCTTACGAGGCAAGGCCAGCAGTCGAGACACGGCAGTTTCCATTTCAAGGCGCGTCGAATCTCGTTATTCCTATCATCGCGATTCATACCGAGACGCTTCACGCACAGCTCATGGCGGCGGTTTTTAAGACCCAACCTATAGTCGTAGCCAAAGTGCTCGGCGATTTTGGTACGGAGTCAGACGAGCTTAAGGAAGCCTATGAAGAGTTCATGCAATACGTTGCGATTGAGCCTGAGGAGCTTGATCTTTATCGTGTTTACAACGAGGGAATGCGTGAGTGTATCAAATACGGGACCGTTACTTACAAGTGTCCTTGGGAGAACAAGACTCGTGACTTTTTAATCCCTGGCGGAGATGGAACGGGATCTCCGCGAGACTTCTTCACAAAGACGATCTACGAAGGTCCGCGACCCGAGAAGCTTCCCTTCACGTCGTTTTACTATCCGATTATGTCGAAGAAGCTTGATGACATGGATATTAAATGTCACAAGCGAATCATGGAGCAGCACGAGCTTGAGGAGCGCAAGTTTACAGACATCTACGAGCGCGAGGCTGTTGAGAATGTATTGAAGTCGCCAGATCGTACATCGCCTACAACCGAGCAGCAAACTAAGGAGGAAACGCTCGGAGCGAAGACATCGTCGTCGTGGGGTCATAAAGAGTGGGATATCTGGGAATGCTACGTAACGTGGCGCTATAACGACGAAGCGTTCGCTCCGCGGATGATCGTGACGTATCACGAAAAGACCGACACGATCCTTCGCTGCGTTTATGACAACTTCGACAACGAGTGGTTCGTCGGTGCGAGAATGGCGCACCGCGATGATATGTATCCGGGATACGGCTTCGCTGAGGTTTTGTGGATGTTTGAAGAGGGAGCATCGAATACATACAATGGCTATCGCGACAATCAAACCGTCGCTAACACACGGGTCTGGAGAGTTGATCCTGATTCAAAACTTCATCAGGGATATAGAGTTTACCCTTCAGCAATGCTCCCCGCAGCTAAGGATGAAATCGAAGCTTTGGCTCATGGCGATGTATCCACAATCAATCTTGACGAACTACGACTTTTACTTGAGCTTGCGGAACGACGTTCTGGAGTAAGTCCGCCTCAGCAGGGGATGGGTGCCGGCGTCACGACGGGTAAACGTGGCATCTACAGCGCGATGGGGACTTTGTCGCTTCTACAGGAAGGCAACTCGCGCAAGGATTTGAATGTATCGGACATGCGAGATGCGCACGTGCGGTTGATGCGTTTGATTTCGCTTCAATATGGTAAATTTGGAGGCGATAGCAAGCATCACGATGCTCGGTTGTCGCTTTTCGGCGCGAAGGCTGATAAGATTAAAGCTGCGTTGAATCTAATAGCTACTCGACGAATGGGATTGCCTTGCTATTCGTCCACGGCGAGCGTTAACAAAGAGGTCGAAAAGCAGAACGACATGATGCTTTCGACAATAATGGCACGTCACTACCAGATGATTGCTCAGCTCCTTGGTGCGATGCAATCGGTGATGACGCCTCCTCAAGTGAAGCAATACTTCGTGGAAGTCGTTGTTGCGTCGAACCTACTAATGAAGAAGATACTACGCAACTTCGGCCATGACGAAGTCGACCGACTTGTTCCCGACCCGTTGAAGGGAGGCCTCTCAGATGCAACTAAGCCCCAGGGATCGACTCCTCCAGCACTCGGCGGCGGTGCTCCGATGGCTGGACCAAGCGGAGGGCCTGCTATTCAGTGATTGGCTCGCTGATGTTCGCTTGCGCGAGAATAAGAATTTGATGGAATCGGACAACCTCGTGAAAGTACATCGCGCGCAGGGAAGTGTCGGTATTATCGATTTAGTTCTTGGCCTTCGCAACGACTTGCTTCAATACGAGCGAGATGTTGTCGACGGCAAAATCGAGCCCCTAAAGGAGGTGCCGAGTGGGATGGTTAGATAGAATCAATGCTAAAAAGGAAGAGGAGAAGCTTCCGACGCGTCTTCGTGATAAAACGCCGGAGCAGATCGCGAAGGAGCTCGAAGATGCAGATAAGCTCAAGGCTGATCACGAAGCCTTGAAGCTTCGCCAAGCTGAGGCCGATACGAAAGTCGCGGAGATTCAGTCTGAGTTTGACAAAGTGAAGGACCAGCTCGCTCGTGCGGACGCTGCGAAGAATCCTCCGAAGGCTCCTGACAAAGTCGCGGCTACACCTGAGAATATTCTCGAGAATCCTCAAGGTGTTCTCGATACTCGGCTAGCGCCGCTTGAAGCTGTTACGGTGCAGAATGCAGCTACGACCTCGCGAATGATCGCACAGCAACAACTCGACAATGCCGACCTATCGAGCAGCGGCAAGACGATGGACGGGCGATTGTTTCGCGCATGGGGAGCGGAGATCGATTCCGAGTCGCGCAAATACGCATCGATTCAGCTTATCAAGCCCGAAGCTTGGCTGGGTATCTTCTGGTATCTAAAGGGTCAACACGCCGACGAGCTTCGCGATCCAGAGGTTCGCAAAAAGAAATACAACTTCCTCGAACCGTCTCAACAAAGCGGCGCTGCTCCGGCGAATGGCGAGCCCAAAAAGGACGGTGTCGAGGGCTTGACAGATCAAGAAAAACACGTAGCTGATAAGATGGGAGTCAGCTACGAGAATTACGCAAAGCGCAAGAAGTCGATGCAAATTGTGAGTGCCTAAAATGAGCGAACCTACAATCACGACGAAGAACCTTCCACCGATTCAACAGCCTGCGGCAAAAGCTTCGATTCCACCGGGACTGAAGCCTGCCGCTGAGGTCGTAATTCCCGACGACCAAATCGTTGCGAAGCCCTTGCGCGCACCCAATTTTATCTCACTAAAGCCGGTGAATCCCAACTTGTCACTCTTTTGGGGAAACCGTGCTGTCGGCGAGAAGGAGTCGGGACTTCGCTACGACCAGCTCATTGCGATGGGCTTCGCCCCTGCGATGCCTCAAGACGTAAAGACGATGAACGGCTTGCCATGTCCGCCGTCGATCTGCCGTGACGGTCGTATTATGTACGGCGATTTGATCTTGTTGAAGATTCCACGAGTCGACTACGTCGGCGCTTTGAAATGGAACGAACAGAGTGCTCGCCAACGCGTTCGCAAACCTGGCGTAGCCATCGAAACAAGTGCGACTAGAGACATCGGAGGCCGCTCAGTTCTCGACGATCCGGGAGGTCGTCGTAGTGAGACTCCGGTTGGCTTCCCTCGAAAGGTGACTCCCTACGTTCCCGAGCTTGCTGAAGTCGATGCAAAAACGGCCGACAACTCCGGCCCTGAAACGGATTTCAACCTGGCTCAGCCTCCAAAAAGACTCGGCTAGTTTGAGAAAATCGCGGCACGCCCCTGTCGCTTTTGTTTAGAAAGTTAACGGTAACTTCGCAAAAAGAAAGGAGAACCTAGTGGCTTCGCAAGAAATCCACTCGATTCAAACGACTTCTGGGAATCAGCCCAGAATGCGTCGAATCATAGAAGAAGCCGGTCAGACGTTCCTAGCGGGGACTCCTGTGCAGGTAGCCTCTGGCGACGGGGGCTTGCAGGCATGGGATGGCTCGACAGTTGCGTTTGGGATAGCCGGCTTTTCGAAGGAAGCTGGGAATAACCTCGCTTCGTTGGGAGTCATTCCAACGGCAGCGATTCCCGGATCGCAGCCCTCGGCCGGCTCCGTGGCGTTCGAGGCTTCTGCTCAGAACATCACGAGGCCGTTTTTCCGCGATGGAAGAATTGGCTTCGAGCCGTCCGATGGAGATACGATATTCGTAGGACAAGTCGGACCCTCACAAACGGCTGTAGCTGCCGACGTCGGCAAGCAATACGGCATGACAAAGGATTCTGATAACCATTGGTACGTCGACCGAACGAAGTCCACGGTCGGGACGAATACGGTTGTCACGATCACAAAACTCGACCCAAACGATCAATCTGCTTCCCCACGCGGCGTGTACTTCGTAGTTACGTCTGCTGCGGCGCAGTTGACAGCATAAGGAGGAAAACGATGCTTACACTCGATAATGCAATCGAATTTGTAGCTCGAATTACTCCTCAGTGGGTGGCTGGCTTTGTTGATGGCGAAGGATGCATCAACGCTCGTTGGCAAAAGGACACTCATGTTCATTCGGTCAGATTGACGATAACTCAAAAGAATCCAGCAATCATTTTCCTCCTTTATACAGTGTTTCCGGGAGGACACATTTCGATCCAGAACAACAAACTTCGTCACGGAACGCATACAATCTCCTATCACATAACTTGGCACGGAAGGAGAATGCTTCCTCTTCTTGAGGCCGTGAAAGACTCTGTCGTCATCAAGAAAGAGCTTGTTGAGTTGGCTCTTGAGTTTTGCAAGCACGTTACGTATCCGGGTGGAAGGTCGACTGACATTGAAGCAATGGAGCGTGAGCGTCTTTGCGGACTCATCAGCAATATCAACCAAACGAGCGAAACACAAATGTCGTTTGAACCCTCGTTGTCACTTTCCGAGGCACTCAGTAAAGTGACCGCTAGCAGCAGTAGCTGCGGCGACGGAAAGGAAGGGTAGCTCTATTACGATGGTGAGAGGGCAATTTGCACAACTCATGGCACCCGGACTGCATGATGAGTTTCTTCACTGGGTTGATCTTTTGCAGAGAGATGAAGAATTCTCTCACATATTCCACGTCGAAACTTCAAAGATGGCCTACGAAGACGAGGTCGAATTCAGCGGTTTGCCTCCCCTCGTAGAAAAGCCAGAAGGCGAAGCCATTTCGTACTCGGATGCAGTCCAAGGTGGGTCGAAGCGCTATTTGCATCTGACCTACGGTCTGGGCGTTCGTTGTTCGTTTGAGCTTTACGAAGACGATCAATACAACGTGATCAACCAAGTACCGAAAGCACTCGCACGCTCAGCGCACTTCATCAAGGAGCAGCAGAGCTTCAACGTCTTTAATCTCGGTTTTACGACCGTGACTACGACGGACGGGCTTTCGCTCTTTAACACCTCGCATCCGCTTCTTGGTGGACCTGCGGCGACGTCAGTGGCGCCTGGAATCGCGAATATCATCGCCTCTGCCGGAACGTATCCAAACCGTCCGACAGTTGATGTTGACCTCAGCTTCACGGCGATTCAACTAATGGTCAACTTCTTCGAACGCCTTCCCGACTCACAAGGCTTGCCGATTACAATCAAGCCTCGTACAGTCGTGATTCCACCCGAGCTTAAGTGGATCGCTCGTGAGATCCTCGGCTCGCCTCACAAGCCGTATACGGCGGACAACGAAATCAATGCAATTCTTGCAGAGGATTTGCAATATTTCGTTTGTCACTACCTCACCTCGCAGAGCGCTTGGTTCGTCATCGCGGATAAGATGGCTCACAGACTCAAGTATTTTGTGAGACACGAGCTTGATGAAGACTTCGCCGACGATTTCGACACAAGGTCGATCAAACAAGTCAGCTTCATGCGCATCTCAGTGGGTGCTACGGTTTGGGAAGGAACTTTCGGTTCGAATGGACCGTAGGAGGCGACGATGAAGAAGATACTAATTCTCGCTGTGCTCGCACTTTGCGCTGTGCCGACGCTCGCTCAGGTCGGCACTTCGCAGAGCTTTACGATG